TGGAAAAGTTTGATCCTGGTCGTGGTTATAAGTTCTCTACCTACGCTTATTGGTGGATCAGGCAAGGGATCACTCGCGCAATCGCTGAAAAGTCGCGGGCGATCAGGTTACCAATTCATGTTACAGAAAACCTCAACAAGCTTAAGAAAGCCCAGCGTGAATTAAGTCAGCTTAATGGTGAAATGCCAAACGTTTTTCAGTTGTCAGAGTACTTGAATTTGTCTGTAGAAGAAATCAAAGATTTAATGTGCAAGGCACGGCAGCCGACATCACTGGAAATAAAAATTGGAGAGAATCGAGACACCGCATTAATCGATTTACTGGAAGATGAAACTCAGCTGCCTGATCTACTACTTGAACGGTCATTCATCAAAGAAGATGTACAGGATTTAATTGATGAGTTACCGGAGATGCAAGGTGCAGTTATTGCAATGCGCTATGGAATTGGTGAAAATTGTTTGGAGCCAATGTCAATGACAGCCATTGGTCAGCTGTTGAATATGTCAAGAGATAGAGTCCGAACACTAGAACAGAAAGCGATTCGTAATCTACGAGAAATGAAGTCTGAAATTGGCGGCTATCTGTAAATTACAATAAAGGTAGGTTTAAGTAATGTTGTAATGGACGTCACTACTGAAGTCAATAAATCACTCATTATTATGGGTGGAAGCGGTACTACATATGCACCATACTTAGCGAGTGCAAAGACCTTAAACTATGCAGCTGATAAGTCATCAATTAACAATGCCGCATTAGAAACAATTACAGCAATACCATTTACAGTTAAATATAGTGACACAGTAGGATTATTTGGAGCTGAAAATGTTTTCATAAAACTGCAGCTCAATATTCAAAGCTCATCTTCTGCATTTGCAAATAGCACTATCCCAGAAAATGATTACATATCAGTGTGGACATCTGTGGAAGCTGGGACAATTAATTCCTATGATTCAGGTATATTTGATTTTGCAACAGTTGAAGGTATTGTCAATACTTACGAACCTTCGGAAATAAGCAATGATCTATCACAATTTAGAAATATGTACGTCAGGCTTGATTTAAAGAATTTAAAAACTGGTAACAAGTATATCGATAGCTGGTTTGATGTGCGAATCTATACACGTGATAAAAAAGAATATCCTTATGATACTATTTATATTAACCGTAATGATTATATTTATCTAGGTTTCCATGCGAGAAACACGCGACGGTTGCCTTATAACGTTGAAATGGACATCGGTTATGAATACTTAGAATACGATAGTTTATCCAGCACTCAAAGAAATCAATCAGTTTGAGTCTTCTAAGATATCAATGCACTCATCTAACAACTGTGCTTTAGTATGACCATCAACGAGATCATAGCCAAGTTCAAGTGCCCAGCTTAAAAGTTGTTTTTTTGTCATTTTGCTAAGGTCTTCAACTGTAGTTAAAACCTCAACAATAGAAACATCTTGTTCTTTTTGTTCGGGTTCTGCGTTATCCGTTGTAGTTGAATCGGAAGGAGAGTCACTAACGGTCTCAGGTACAACAGTGACTTGCATAGTGGTTTTTTCAGAAGTTTGTGGTTCAATCTCCTGTACTTCAGGTAATCCAGCCAACGTTCGCTTCAGTACAGATCCACCGCTGATTTTGGAGAACTGATACTCAACTAATACCTCAGTTGTATCAGCAGAAACAACAGCAATACGCTCAAGATGACATTTTGGGAAAGTGAAGTTACCAAAACCATCATGTCGGATCTCAACATGCATACCTCCTTTGACATGGGGTACAACTAAACGAACAACAGTACCATTATTAAGCTCAACACGGAAAATTGCACAATCGATATACTGACTACCTGCACGATTCCACCAACGAATAAAACGATTAACAGTTCCTCGTGCCGGCTGAATAAGTTTGATTCTCCCCTCTGTGTTATTTTCGATAACGTGGTTACCACCTTTAAAAACAACTCTATCAGTCATTTGATTGCACTAAATATCTATCTTTATTTTAAACTGTTTTAGAATTTGACAGTTTAATCCATCGCAAATTATTTGCTCTGCAGTCAGCTCGGTTGCCATTAATATGTTTTATTCGGCTACAGCCTCTTGTTCTTCCATAAGGTGTGGGAGGCATTCCTAAAAATGCGTATGCAACAAGCACATGTACCTGTACAGTAAGAATACTTCTTCTACCAATTCGTTGAGTCAGGTTTACAGTTAAGTATCCGTTCTTTTTAAGTTTAGGTTTAAGAATTCGCTCTATTTCTCCTTTAGTACTTTTTACGTCACCTTTTTCATTAACATAATATTCAATGCAGCTTTCAAAACCTGGCAATGTGTGAACAGGCACCCATACATCACAATCAATAAATTCCATTCCCTAGAATTCTGGGGGACACCAATAATTGTAGACGAATTATAAATTACTATACCATTATGTGACTAAGTCGAAGTCACTTATAAACCTTTTAGCTTACGGAGTTAATCCCTATGTGGATTGATAATGATTTTCCGAAGCTTCTTGGTGCAGAACTGTATCGTCCCCACCCCGCCTACATCATTGAAATGGCTGTAGAGCCTGTGGTGGTTCACGATTTCTCAAAGCAACCCGGTCAAACTGTTCAGCTTGATCGTTACCGCTTCTGGGGCAAGCCTGGCACCAAGGAGTCCCGTGAGCGGACTGCCGATCAAACACTTGGCACCGCTTCTGCCCGCAATATTGTGAAGGACAAAGTGCTGGTGACTCTTCGTGAGTACACCGGTCCTGCTGATACACGCGATACAGCTGCTCCTTCTACCTTCAAAGTTGCACGTGAGACCCTGATCACTGCCCAGCGCCTGCTGCTGGATACTGGCAACCTCAACGTGTTCCACCAGTCCATCGGTTCTCTGACACTGCTTGACGACTATCGTCGTTGGCGTGATCGGGTGTTTGCTAACGAGCTTCTTAAAGCTGAAGCAAACGGCGCAGCCGACAAAGAACAAGGTGGCTACTATCTGCCCGGTAGCAAAGCCAAGGGCGGTTCTGGCGGCACACTGGGCGTGACTTACGCATCCGGCGAGTCTGCAAAGTTCGACATCACTACTGATCTTTTAGAAGTAGTGAAGGACATGCGCAAGCGTAACGTCCCGACTTTCGCTGATGGCTACTACCGCTGCATTGTGGATCCCACCGCAATGATGCATCTGCGTCAGAACTCTGACTTCCGCGAGATTGCTCGCTATCCGGGTCAAGGCATGATTAACCCCATGCAACCCAACGCAGCACCTAACGCCAACTTCTATCAAGGCATGGGTCCTGCTTATGGCCAAGCTGGTTTTGTTGCCGGCCAACCCGTTATGCCAACTGGCTTCCTTTTCGAAGGTGTCCGGTGGTTTGAGTCCACCAACCTGCCTGAAACAACCTACAACCTGATCATTACTGATAAAGCTGCTAGTGCTGCTGATTACACAGCATCTCAGTTAATCTTCTTCGGTCCTCAAGCTGTCGGCGTCGGCATCGGTGGTAACAACGCTCAGATCCTGTTGAACAACAACGATGACTTCTCTCGTTTCATCATCATGATCTGGTCTCTGTTTGCCGGTTTTGAAGTTCTGAACAAGGACTTCATCACGGTTGGTTACTCTTTCGTTTACTGATAGGAGGTAACTAACAATGTCCGTGATTTTTCCTGGTAATTACGTAGCCGACCTCAACGCATACCGCGAACAGGGTGTTTATGCGACCCCTGGTGTTGAGTTCTATCAAGTGCGCGGTGTGGCTCTGGTAACAGCGAACCTGACTGGTGGTGGCACATTGTCCCCTCAGATTCTGTCTCCTGACCTGCGCCAAGATGATAAGCCCCGTCTCGACAAGGCATTTAAAGTGCCTGCCGGCTCAACTGTTTATCGCACAGCTATTAACGTCGTGAACCTCAAAGCTTCCGGCACTGATACTGTTCGTGTTGATGGTTTAACAACTACAACCAACACTGAAGCTACTCTGACAGCTTCTTCCGGTGTATTCCCCGCTGCTGGTGCAACAACCAGCTT